TGTTTAAACAACAACCATTTTTATATAGACAACAATGGTGATATGTTTTGTGGAGCAAGATACAAACAAGTAGAAGAAGATAACATTTATAAGTGGCAGTGGCATGTATGTCATGCACTTGTAAAGAAGGCAGACCAAGGAGGAAACCAGGATGTCATACCCTTTTAAGGTAATAGAAAAAAAATATGACTTTGTAAATGGCGACAAGTATGTCATTGAAACAAGAGAATGTATTCATTGTAAGCAGACAGGAACAGTAGAAATATTTACACAAGAAATGTTTTTTCTACACCAAGGTATGCACATACAAGATGCAGTAAAATCATTAGATAAACATTGCAGAGAACAAATGATTACAGGCACACACCCAAAGTGTTGGATAGAAATGTTTGGGGAAGAAGAAGAATGAATTGTAAAATTTGTGGTCATAAATTATCTGTTGGATGGAGTAATGGTGATAAAGATGAAGATTTAGTTGCTTGTCATAATTGCGAAAAACAATGGGAAGTTGTTGATTATTTTGGAGAACATTAATGAGTAATACATACAAAGACACATACGAATCAAGAAACAGTGGTGAGGACATGGGAGATTTAGCAATGCAAAAACATTTAGAAGCTAATGAATGTGTAGAGTATATAGATTACTTACGCATAGGAACTGACCCTAAAGAAAACAAATTGGATTTGTTCTGGTACGCAACAAAGATACTACTGCTACCAGATTACATATTAGTTCGTAAAGGTTACATATACTTTATTGAAGTTAAAGGAACTACCAAATTAAAAGCAGAAGACTATTACAAGATACAAGAGATGGCATTTAAAGGTTCAAGATTTAAAGAAGTCAAGGTAGGCATAATGTATTTTAAAAATATAGATGCTGACCCAATATGGTTAGACCATAATAAACTATATGACTACTGGACTGACCCAAGAATACCATTGAAGTATTATCCAGAAAAAGATTTTATGGGCAACGCCAAAGCGTACAAAGAACTACCTGTTTAAACACAGACTATATTTTTTTTATAGTGGGCAATAATTATCCCAACCTTTATTACTTATGGTGAAGGTAAGGACACCAGGATGTGACCACAACCCAGTTCTCTCTGTAAAATCTATACTCTTATCTATTGATGGTGCTTGAAACCAAGTTCTATCTCCCTGTTGTTTCATTCTTAAATGATGATAGTGAGCTGTCACTAATATTTCTGCGTCACCAACTGGCAACCACCCATACATTTGACCTTTCCACCATTTTTCTATCTTAGCTTCTGGATTACCTCCACCACCAGTCATGTGTCCATGTGTGAAGGCAACTGTCTTACCCTTTATGGTAAGCGTTTGATGAAAACCTGAAGGTATATTTACTTCAACCTTACTGTATCTATCTGGATTAGCTTTCATAATTTCTTCACATATCTGCAAGTGCATAGTGTCTGAGTTATCTAATCTGTTTGTAGATACCTGACCTTTACTGGTCCTTGACATCTCACCATGATTACCTGGAACACCTGCCAAGATTAACTTTGGTGCATGAGGTAGAAATGTATCTATGGTTTTCATAATCATAGCTCTTGCTAATGCGTACTGCTCAATCAATGTGAGCTCTACATTATGTGGTTGTGATTCGTAGAAGTGTGGCGTACAGTTTTCTGTAAGGTCACCAAGTCCTACCATATATATCTCATCTATATCGTGACCTAACCTACGCAGGTCTTTGATTCTATTTATTGAATCTTGTAAAGCCCTATCGTATCTGTTGATAGTATTCTCTACACCATAATCTTTTTTCCCAAGTTGCCAGTCACTCATAAAAAACATAAACGCAGTGTCACCTTGTTTATATTTAGATACAACTGGTGGTTTTTTAGATGCTCGTTTAAACAACTCGTTAAAGTATTTGTCATGGGTAGGACTTTTCTTTTTTACAAGTCCTTTAAATGCAAAGAAGGTCTCAGTGCGACCTCCTTTTAATTGTACAGACCATGAACTAGACCTTACTGTACCTTCTATTTCGTAGTGTTGTGGGTCATAACCCCATTCACGCAGAATCTGGTCAAACTTATTTGTGTAGTTTGGGTCAGTTCCAACATGTGTGATTTCACCCTGTCCTGTTTGGTCATTAACATCTACCCCTGGTTTCCACCCAGATTTGTAGAAGTTATTACCCCACTCTTCAGGAATGTTAGGCATATAAACCTCCTTTACCCTGTTGTTTATACCTTACTTAGTAATTTGTTTTTTAGCGTATGTCTTGATGACTGCTAGTGCAGCACCACCACCTGCTAATGCAGCTAACTGAAGTGTTTCAGCTTCTACACCAACTAATGGAGCAACTGTTAATGCACCAATGAACGCTTCAATGAAGGTCCATGCAGTTCTCTCAAGCATGTCTTTTAAGTCATCACTCATTTTATAACTCCATGCTTCGTTCCATGGTGTCCACGCCACATCCTTCTTGAATGTACCATCAGAATTTCTTTTTCTTTTAAATTTTTCAAACATTATCTTATAATTCTACCTCTAAGCATAGCGTTGTTTGTAATTACATTTCCATTTACCTCAGAAATATCTTCTTTTAGTTCTTGTATTTTGTCCATAACTGTTCTAGTCAATATAACATCATCTGTAGAGGCATTTGATGCAGGTTTTTCTAACAGATTTGTTATAGTTGTGTACTCAATACTTACTTTATTTCCTTGTAATAATTGTTTTGCCACTTTGTCGTATAGCTTTGTGTATGCTTTTCCTGAATGTCCGATAAACCCATCATCACTTAAATCTAAATCTTGTTGTGTTTCACCCACAATTAAACAACCACTCGTTGATTCATCAGTATTCCCTGCGTGTATAAGTATATAGGTAAAGTTAGGTACATCTTGCAAATGCAACATACCATAATGTTCATTACCATATCTTTTCTTGTATTTTTCGTGGAATCCACCAACAGTTCTAAACTTTATGTCGTATGTTCCTTCAGGTATGCAGGTTTCGTGCATAACTTTTACTGCTTGGTATTGGTCTTCTAATGTATAACACTCAAATAAACCATTTACAAACAACAAACCATTTGTTGCATCAGTACCAAACTGTGTTCTAACTACTTGTAGTTTCATTTAATCCACCTATTGGACAAGTAGCACAACTTCCAGAACATAATCCACAAATCATCTACTGACCTTACCTTTACTGTTGTCTTTATCTTTTCTAAATCCTATGGTTAATAACCATATTGCTAATGTAATTATAGTCGCTAATCCTGTGATTTGCTGGGCAGAACCAGTTAGTGTAAGCGTAGCAATAACTAATCCAACTAATGTCCAACTAAGGTTTAATGTTTCCTTAATTATTTCTACAAACCAATTCCATATTTTTTTTATCATATTGTTTTCCTCATCACAAAAGCTGCGATACTAACTATTCTAGTCAAAATTACTGGCACTACAACTTCTTGTGCTTTTTCTCTTTGGTCCTGAGTCATGTCATCACCAATGGTTGAAAGGTTTATATTTTGTACATCTACATCTATAAATACTTCTATTGGATTTTCTAAGAATGCTTCATACTGTACCTCTGTAACAACATCAGCAAGTGTGTAATCCTCTACATCAGCGTTCTCTACTGCTCTTTCTACATATTCTTCTACAGCTTCTGCTACTACAGTATCTGATTTAATAGCCTCTGCAACGATAGCAACATCTTCAGCTTCAACTTGTAGTATCTCAGCAACAACTTCAACTTGTTCCTCTGTAAGTTCTTCAACATTATCAATAGCCTCCTCAACTACTGCCTGTACAATTTCTTGTACTTCTTCTGTAACTTTATCTAAATTCTGTACACCAACATCATTAACTTCTTCAAGAACTTCTACAACTTCTTCTGTGGTTGCTTCTTCAACAACAATATCCTCAATGATTTCTTCAACTTCAGATACTTCCTTAATGACTTCTTCTTCAGAAAGTTCTTCTGCAGGTTTCTCCTCAACATCTTCCTGTATTGGCTCATCCAAAACTTCCTCAACCACTTCTTCATCTTCCACCACAATAACAATGTCATCTTCTTCTTCCTCTTCTATAATAATTATAATCTCTTCTGGTATTTCTATAACTTCTTCTTCAATAACAATAGATTCTACAAACTCTTCTACTTCTTTAATTATTTCTACAAACTCTTCTACTTCATCTTCTGGTATATCTAAATCTAATTCCTCTATCTCAGCTTTTATTTCAGCATCCTTCTCAGCTTCAATGCGTTCAGCTTCTTCTCTATCTGCTCTTTCTTCGTTAGTTTCATATATACCTGTTTCTAAAAAATTTAATTCTTCTTCTGTTGGTGGTATAGTTGTAGTCGTTGTAGTGGTTGTAGTAGTTACAACTTCTTCAGGTACTTCCACGACAATAGGTTCACTACAATCACCAGACTGATAACCAAACCAATCTCCACTTTCTACTGCTTCAAGGTATTGTCTGTACGAAAGAGGGTTGTCAGGGTGTTCACAACCATCTTGATCCCAAGCAAGATAGGTAGTGATACCATCTTCCACGACATCTTCTGCTTTAGGTAGCGTTGTAGTCGTGGTAGTAGTCGTTGTTGTGGTGGTAGTTGTTGTTGTCGTACTAGATGTCGTTGTAACAGGTATATCAGCATACTGCCAGTATAATGTATCTAATACAGATATGTCAGTTAATGTAACTTCAAACTTAGTAATAAA